ATTCTCCTTGGATGACACCCGAGGGACACTCGCTTTTGAAATGTTTAGACTCGCTCACGAAAAATCAATACCGTATATCCTCTTTGAGAATGTCAAAGGACTCCTCAATCACGACGGAGGAAGAACATTCGAAATCATCCTCGAAGTCTTGGATGGCTTGGGGTATGACTGTCAATGGGAATTGCTTGACAGCCAAAATTTCGGCGTCCCACAACACAGAGAACGGGTATTCCTTATCGGACATCTTAGAGGAAACCCCCGACCAAAAGTATTTCCTATCGGAGCAACAAGTAGAAGCAATGATGGCTCGAACTCGGAAGAACGAGAAGGAAGGCAGGGGTTTTTCTCCGACATTTCTCCGACCCTCGACGCCCACTATTACAAAGGAGGAAACTCCCGACAATATGTAGTTGAGCAATTTATTCGAAGAGAGAATTCTTTTAGAACTTTTGAGAATGTTGCTCCAACATTATTGGCTCACATGGGAACAGGTGGAAACAATGTTCCGTTTGTCAGACCAGTTCTCGATGTGGCAAGAGTAAACAAATCACCAAACGGGCGACTCATTAAAGATGATGGAGACCCGATGTACACGATAACAGCGCAAGACCGTCACGGAGTTCAAATCGGGGATGAGGACGGCTTTGCGATTAGAAAACTAACTCCCTTGGAGTGCGAGCGCCTTCAAGGATTACCCGATGGATGGACGGAGTTCTACGAAGATGGAAGAAGAGTTTCAGATTCCGAAAGATACGAACGATGCGGACGGACAATCACTATCCCAGTCGTGGAAGCGATTGGTAGAAAACTTCATGACTTCTACTGAGCCATTTTCGTTTGACACGATAAAAAACTTTGATGAGCATATCGCTCAATCAATCCCTAACTATCACACGCTGACTGAAGCAATCTGTGACCTGAGTACATACTTCATGACTGAAGATACCCAAGTGATTGACCTTGGTTGTTCAACTGGAAAACTTTTAGAAAGACTTCCTCACCGTGGTAGAAAAGTTGGCATTGATATAGCCGATAACCTTTTACCTGAGTCCCATGATGAGACTCTATACATCCGCCGAGACTTAAGAGCCATAGAGAATTTTGGTAAGTCCAGTTTGATTCTTTCAATTTTTACCCTGCAATTCATCCCATACGAAGACCGACCAAACATCTTGAGTAACATCTATGAATCTCTAGTTGAGGGTGGGGCTTTTATATGGGCTGAGAAAGTTCGAGAGGAAGACGGCGAACTAGAGCAAGCCATCAATGGCGCCTTCTTCGACTTCAAGCGTAAGGCTTTTACTCCCGAGCAGATATTAAATAAAGAGCGAGACTTGAGACCAATCATGAAAGTCAATTCATCTGTTAGAAATCAGATATTGGCGGAGAACGCTGGCTTCACAGTTGGCACGATGTTTTGGAAATTCTATAACTTCGAAGCATGGCTATTTGTGAAATGAGGAAAAAATGATATTTCATAAGCATCTACTAATAAACGCCAAAGTAAATAAACCAATGAAGTCTGAGGATGAGGCTATCGAGTTTCTCAAAGATTTAGTTGGCTCAATTAACATGAAGATAATCAAAGGACCCTTTGCTTCCTATGTTGATGTAGTTGGCAATCGTGGCTTGACTGCCATGGTCATGATTGAGACTAGCCACATCGCATTTCATATATGGGATGAGCAGTCTCCTGCCCTACTACAATTTGATTTGTACACTTGTGGCTCTTTAGATGCTGAGTCGGTTTTAACCACTATTGAAAAGTCTTTTGAAGTAGCATCTCTTGAGTATCAGTTGTTTGACAGGAAAGACGGCTTTGTACTTGAGGCGCAAGGGTCAAGATGAAAGCCAAGATAAAGGTAGGTCAAGTTGCTTCAGTTGCTATTTCATCCCTTGAGGCGTACCCGACAAATCCTCGTCGTGGCGATATTGAAGCGATTGCTCAGTCACTCAAAGCCCATGGGCAGTACAGACCGATTGTTGTTCAGATTGGTTCGAATTTTATCTTGGCAGGGAATCACACTTACAAAGCGGCAAAGAAACTTGGCTGGAAGAAAATCAAAATAACCTATGTCGATGTAGATGAAGAGAGCGCTCGCAAGATTGTCTTGGCTGATAACCGTATGACCGACCTTGCAACCTATAATGAACCTCTATTGAAATCTTTATTGTCAGCCTTGCCTGAGTTAGAAGGAACGGGATTTACTAAAGCCGAGGTTGAGATTTTAGATAGGTTGAGTAAAGGCGATGACAAAACTAGCGTTGGAGATTCTAAGTCTTTACCTAGCGACCCTGAAGTAAAGATTAGCGCTTGGAAGTTTACAGTTGAGATGGATGCTTACAAAGCGTGGAAAGAACAACTCTACATAGATGCACCGACAAAACAGAAAGCCATCCGAGCCATCAAAGACAGATTAGGACTACCTGAACCCAAGCCAGTTAAACCTGAACCTGAGGGTGAGCGTTCTGAGATTGAAGTAAGCGATGTTGAGACAGTTGGCATCAACGAGATTAAAGTCCATCCGCTAAACCCTAGAGAGGGCGACATAGGCTCAATCATTTCCTCCCTTGAGGTAATGGGTCAGTACCGACCTATCGTGGTCAATAAAACTACCAAACACATCCTGTCAGGAAACCACACATATCAAGCGGCGGTTCAATTAGGATGGGAAAAGATTGCAGTTCATTGGGTCGATGTCGATGATGTTGAGGAGATAAAAATTCTTATCGTCGATAACCGAACCTCTGACCTAGCAACTTATGACCCACAGGAACTAAATAAACTTCTGACGACAACTGGCTTGCGGGGAACAGGCTTTAGTCCTGAAGAGGTTGCCGAAATCTTGGGTGGTGGGAAATCCAAGCCTGGGCATATTCCTGTGGGTCGTACAACAATTCGGGTTGGCGAACACACTATGAGAGTTCATACCGAAGACCTAAATGAATGGGCTAACACCATAAATGGCTGGAAAGATATTGCCGAGTTATTATTTATTCCTATTGAGGCATGTACAACCGAGGTAGAATAAAGACATGACAACGGCAGTAGTAAAAAAGAAATCAAGTAAACCCAAGGGGCGACCTCAGGGAACGACGGTTCTTCTTGATGATACAAAGCGAGAAGAGTTAATCAATTTGATTGTGCTTGGTCTGCCTGTTAATAAAGCGGTAGCCATGGTGAACATTGCTGAGTCCACTTTCTATAACTGGATGAGCCGTGGAATGGTCGAGCGGGATAGGCTGGCAACGATTCCTGATGCCAAACCTAAACCCGAGGAGAAAATATATTTGGATTTTTTGGAGTCACTTACACGGGCGAGAGCGGAGGCAATCGCTAAAAAGGTTGCAGTCGTATCAAGTGCGGCAAGCCAAGGAGACTGGAAGGCATCGGCTTGGTGGCTAGAGCGTCAAGTCCCTGAAGACTTTGGCAAGGTCGATAAACAGGAAGTGATGTCTCATTCTGTGTCAGAGGTCAAAGTTACAATCACCATGGGAGAACTCCAAGAGAAGATAGCCAAGGTTCTCGAATCCCGCAAAACGAAGAGCGCTTAACTTATGACCGAGAGACTTCTCGATAAGTTCCTCGAAAGTGATTCAGTTAAACAAGCCGAGTTGCTGGCGATGCTTACCCCTGAAGAGCGTCATGCCCTCATGGTCATTCTTGATGCTGAGTTAGATAACCCTTGGGCTAGATGGCAAAACGACCCTGTTGGATTTGTTGAGCAAGGGCTAAATGAAACTCTTTGGAGTAAACAAAAAGAGATTCTGAATTCTTTGATGGTTAATAAAAGAACGGTAGTACCTGCTTGCCATGCGCCTGGGAAATCTCACTTAGCGGCGAGAGCAGTTGCTTGGTGGCTATCTTGTCATCCAGCAGGAACAGCAGTTGCAATTACAACAGCGACTACACACCGACAGGTTCGAAACATTATGTGGCCGCATATTCGTAGAGTTCATGCAAAGAATAATCTGCCTGGGGAAGCCGACACGGTTCAATGGAAAATAAATGGCACCGTAGTTGGATATGGATTTAGTCCAAGCGCTCATGATGAAACAGCGGTTCAGGGTATTCACGCACCTAACTTGCTCGTAGTAGTTGATGAGGCTGGAGGTTTATCAGACACAATCGGTGGCGCCCTTGAGTCTTTGATGACAGGTGGTAACACAAAACTATTAGTTCTAGGTAACCCACCAACAGATGCCGAGCAAACTTGGTTTGAAAGAATCTGCTCAAGTCCGCTTTACAACATAATTCCAATTAGCGCTTATGACACTCCAAACTTTACGGGTGAGGCAACGGGTAGATGTCGTTCATGCCCTGACTACATAGAAGCCCACGAAGTTAAAACCCACCTTGTAGACCAAACTTGGGTTAATGATGTTATCTCTGAATTCGGAGAAGATTCTCCATTCGTTGAAGCCCGTGTTATGGCGCAGTTTCCTAAATCAAGTACAGGCAAAGTTATCCCGTTTGCTTGGGCTGAGTTAGCCACAGAGAATGAAACACCGCTTGAATCCAAGATAGTAAAACTTGGAGTCGATATTGCATCCGACGGCGGAGATGAATTCGTTATTGCAAGGCTAGACGGTTATGCAGTCAGCATCGTCCATCGCTCCTCGGGTAAACAAAATGCTAACGCAGTTGATGTGGCTGGAGTTGTTATGCGAGAGATTGAAGCCTGTATCAAGATTCATCAAGAAAGAGAAATACGAGACCGAGTTAGAGTCAAGGTAGATACCATCGGATTAGGTTGGGGAGTTGTATCTATGTTGGATAGATGGGTCAAGGAAAGACAATTAACCGCCGACATCATCGGAGTCAATGTTGCCGAGAAGCCTAAAGACCAATCTAAGTTCAAGAATCAAAGGGCTGAGATGTGGTGGAACGCTAGACAGATGATGCAACCAAAAGACGGTAAACAAGATGTCAGATTAAATGTAGATAGATTCGTTCTCTCGCAGTTGGCAGGACCAACCTATACATCAGACGCATCAGGTCGAATTGTTATTGAATCAAAAGTTGATATGAAGAAACGGGGTGTCGCTTCCCCTGACCGTGCTGAAGCAATACTCTTAGCGCTCTATGAAAACAAATCAGTTCTGCCTACCTTTGCACCTATCTCGATTGGACAATCAAATCCATGGAATATGAATCTGTAAAACGCTCCGACTGGGATTTAGATTTAAGGTTTGGGCAAGAGGGAGAAGTTCTAGTTAATAATCTTTTGACTGCACCCATTGAAACAGTTGAGGTCAAAAGAGATAGACGCTGGAAAGACACAGGCAATCTTTATATTGAGACCGAGTGCTGGTCAGATGTTCTTGGATGCTGGTACGCATCGGGGATTTCAGTTAGCAAGGCAAGCCATTGGTCATTCATTCTTGAGGATTCAGTAGTGACAGTTCCAACAGATAGAGTTCGCTTGGCTATTGCTCAACACGGATTAAAGCGAGAGATGAATCGCCCTGAGTATTCAACTAAGGGCTACACAATCACAGTTGCAGAGTTACTTAAGGTTTCTCTTCGTCATCATCAAAGTGCCAGTCAATCTCAACCCACCTAGAATCTAGGTAAGCCTTAATAGAAAAACCTAGGGCAATTAAACTGATAGCGATTGCTAACCAATCAAGCATGAGAAGTCCTAACTCTTGAGAGTCGAATCTTCCCACGCTTGAAGTAAATAAACCAGTTACGCATCAACCGTTTCTTTCTTGAACCTGACATCAATCTCATCGATGATGCCCTTTGGTGATATTGCGTACTCGCCATCCTTTTCCCATTCGCCTGTTTCAGTTTGGCGATATGGTGGATTGATAGTTTCATAAACATGCCATTCGCCATCCTTGAACAAGTAGACAAATTCTGCACCAGCCTTGTCTGACTTGGCATATTCATAAATTGAAGCGTTTTTGCGAGATGGACAAACTTCTCCACGCTCGCCATAACTATCTTTGACAGTTGGCTCAGGATGCAATGAAGAACGGTCACCAAGTTCTAGCAAGGTTCTAACCTGCTCTTCTCGATACCACTTTGCAAGCACTACACCAACATGCTCAGGATAACCGTCCCAATGGCAGTAGATAGTTTCTACTGAGCCATCCTGATTTACGATTCCTATATTTGACCTTGTACCCATTTTTTTCCTCTCTTATAGCCTAGTTAATTTCTCGGCAAGTTCAGGACGCCGAGTGTTTTGGATTTCAAAACATCTATTTCTCCACCAAGCACTTTCCAAAGTCTTTGGCTTGCTTAGTAAATTTATGAAGGCGACTGAAGCCTCGTAGTAAACAGGTCCCTCAGTTTCTTCCATCTTCTTGATTAAGACTTGACCGTTCTTACGCTGGACTAAATAAACGCAAGCATAAGTTTCGCCAGTCACGATATTTTTAACTGCAATATAAAACGCAGTTTTGAATTGACCTCTGCCAATTTTTTCAGCCATGCCTTGCTCGATTTTTACAATCTCGTAAGACTCACCGTAGGAACGACCTACTTCATATTTAACAAACTTCTTTGTAGAGATATTGCTACCGACTTGGTATTCGCTCCAACCCATTAGTTGCTCACCCCGATTCCAAATTCTTCTTTCATTGCCTGTTGAAAACTTCTATTGATTTCTGCAACAGCCCACTCAAAGTTTTCTTTCTCAGAAATGTTTTCTACATGAACACCAGTTTCTTTTGTGCCGTAGTAGATTTCGTAATGACTCCAGCCTTCGACTTTGTAAAGTCTGTACTGACCCTTTTTCTTGACCGCTCTTTGACCCACTTTGTTCTCCTCTCTAAGAACAAGTCCAGTATATCACAACTGGGGTTGGTTATTCACCTTTTCAACAATGATTTCCTTGATTTTGTCCAAGTCTTCCTTGGATACCTCAACGCCTAAAACCAAGATTTTATCGAGCCAGTTACTCATTCCCCTGCCTCCTTTTTCAAATCTTGGGCTATGTTCCAAGCCTGACGCTTGTAGGATGGAAGTCTGCCTTCACCCTCTGAGTTGGCATATTCCTCAAGTAATCGGGCGATGGTATGAGCCTTCACCCCTGCGATTGTAATTTCATCTTTCATTAGTCCTCATCCTTCTCTTCGATTTTGCCCTTGAACTGGATGCCTCTGATGTAAGCCCTGTTGTAAGCCAAGTAATGCTCAATCTCGTCGATAGTCTCGAACTCGACTTCTCGCACCTCGATTACACCGTATGGGTCGCTGGCACTTCTACGCTCGATTTCTTTTTTAACGATTGCTGTTATCACTTTGCTACCTCCTCGTTGATGAAGATTGCTTGGATTCTGTATTGCTTGCCACCGAAGACCGCTTGAATAGTTGCGAAATCCTCAGCCTGTTGTTTAGTTTCAAAAGTGTACTTTTGCTTTTGACCTCTGAACTCGACTTCGTAGACTTTCTTCATTCTGTCCTCCTCTCAGGACAACACCAGTATAACACAACGGGGGTTAAAAATCATCCCCAAATAGGGCTAAATTTGTACTAAATTTTGTACGCACAATGTACGCACAGATTCTTCGAACAGGCGTTCGGGTACACTTCCTCTATGTCTCTTACACCAGCAGTATCCGCCCTATTGAAGGCTTCGTGCCCAACCGCAACTCAGGATGTAAGAGCCAACCTTGAGAACCGTGCCAAAGCCATAGAAACGGCTTCCTACGGTCCTTTGAACCCATCCCTGCCTAATGATGACTACTGGGAGAAGATGGGGGCTGAATGGGGCGTTAGCGCCGAAGAAGCCAAGAAACAGCGATGCGGGAACTGCGCCGCTTTTATCCAAACTAGCGAGATGCTCCAATGTATCGAGGGTGGATTAGCCCGAGGAGATAACCGCCAAACCGCTTGGGATGTCACCGAGGCAGGGGAGTTGGGATATTGCGAGGCTTTTGATTTCAAGTGTGCGAGCGCTCGAACCTGCCGTGCTTGGATTGTCGGAGGTCCAGTTACAGATTCAAACGCAGGGCGACTAAAGTAATGCCAAAGAAAAAACCAACAGCATTTAATCCAATTCAAATTAAAGATGGGTGGATTGTGAGACTTCGTAAGGACGGAAGAATTGCAGAGCGGATTGAAAAATATCCACCTGAGAAGAAAAAATGACAGGCTCAGTCTTAGCACCTATGGAGGTGTTTGAAGTCTGTGACCGATGTGGAGCCAAGGCTAAAGTTGGAGCAACTTTTTTAAGTGGTGAGTTATATTTCTGTGGACATCACGCCAAACTTCTACAACCGCATCTAATTGCAAAGGCGATAACTATTTATGACCCCGAACGATATATGGAAAAACGAGAACCACTCGGCTGATTGTTACCGAGTAATTCCCGTTCCTAATCCAACTTACTTTGAGTCTCGAGTAATCTGCGTTTGCGGATTACAGCGCTTCGAGAACCGTAGTGATAACAGCGCTAATAACAATCAATACAAAACTTCCAAGTAAAGTAATACCCCATAGGTATCGCAGTTCAGGAAACTTTGCTGGCTCCCTCTTCTGTTTAATGACTTGTTGAATAATCTTTGGTTGTACTAGGTCATCAAACTTCTTATTAACTTCTTGTTCGTTCATTTGTTCCTCTCCAGTTGGTATGTTATACAACTGGGGTTAGGATACTACTTCTTTGACTTTGGTGCAACTTTCTGTCTCTTTTGTTGCGTATGAAAAATAAAAGGTGGTGATGTGTAGGCATCATTCTCTGATGCAATCTTCAAGGCTTCTTTCATAGTTGCGCCAGCGCTGAGTGCGCCGATTGCTAAATCAGAACCCGAACCTACTCCGTAGTAACCCTTGCCATCCATTGACACAGAGAAGTCATCTGCAATTTCAAATATCTCTCCACCAATTAGAATTAGAAAACCAAAGCGACTCTCATCATCATCGTAATCCCATTTATATTCGTTCTCTTTGAAACAAGCCTTCAGAGATGGAACTACTTTAGAAATCATGAAGTGATAAAGATTGTTCCAGTCCTTGCCAGTTGGCATCGGTGGATTCCAAATATGTTGGGCAATATCGCAGGGCGCACATTCACCAGCGCCAGCAATAATAAAATCACCACGCTGATTTATCTTTACCATCTGAGAGTGAATTGCTTTACGACCTGTGCTTCCAGTTGTTTGTGAGTCAGCACCAATTACTGCCTTGTCATCGTATTGAACAGCAATAATTGTTGTCATTAGGCTTTGCCAGTTTCTCTCGATTTACCGCCTAATCTTAGCGTCTAAGGTTTTACAACCTCGGTAGGCACAGCCATGAGTCCAAGCGCAACCGTCGCCCACAGGTCAGGGGTTTCCGTATCGGGCTGGTATCCACCCGCTCCACCTAAGAGGATTGGATGCTCGGGGAACTGCTCTCTAATCAGGCGCATAGCCTTGAAATAGCCATCCTTGGTGTATTGCAAGGATGAGAGTGGGTCATTGGCTAGACCATCGGCGCCACACGCTACGAAAATCATCGTAGGTTGGAACTCGTTGCAAGCCTCGAGGAAGCCCTCGGTTGCAGATAGCAATTCTTCATCGCCTGACTTTGATGCAAGCGGGAAGTTATAGGCAAGATGTTTCCAATCGCTAATCAATCCCGTGCCTGGGAAAATCCCATACTCATGAACTGAGTAAGTTAAAACATTACTGTTCTTCTTCAAGAGCATTTCAGTACCGTCACCATGGTGAGCATCGCAATCAAAGATAGCGACCCTGTGTTCATAATCTTTGGTCGCCCGAGTAGCGGCGATAGCAAAATCATTGAATACACAAAAACCGCTTGAGTAGTCACGCATCGCATGATGCTTGGCACCAGCAAAGTGAACAGCCAATTTAGTTTTGTAATCAATTAAAGCATCAAGAGCAGTCAAAGTACCGCCAGCAAACAACTTGGCTAAGTCGCCTAGGTCATGGCGTTGTCCTAGCCATTCAGTTGATTCGCCTCGAACAGTTACATCGAAGACATACTCCATGTCATGAACTAGATGCAGGTCATCGGTTGATGGCATCTCAGGTTCAATTTCCCAAACATTTAATCTACGGTCTTGCGCTCGCAACATAAGTTGATTACGAGCATGGAGAAACCTCCGCCCTTGAGTTGGATGCGTCTTGTCAAAAACCCAATTCGCATACTCAGGCGAATGAACTAATACTGCATGTTCCATAGTTTCTCCTCTCATAATATAAACCCTAGTTTATAGTAAATTTACTATAAACACAATTTAAGATAGTTGCTCCTGTAATACTGATTGCGGAGTTCCAATCTCATCAAGCCAACTAATCACATTGTCATAATCTTTTTCTTTGCAGAAAACATCCATGCCCATACTGAAGACATTCGATGTTGGTTCTACTAAGAAATAGATTGGATAAGGAGTAGGGATTACACCCTCGGCTAAATCCTCTGCCCATCCATTGAAGACAGCCTTACGCCTAGTTGTTTCATCAGGCATACCAGTTATCCAGCCACTAGCAATTTTCTTGACATCTTTGAACTTCTCAATAGTTTCGTAGTGACCACGCCAAGCATCTGTCGGCTTATAGTTACGACCCTCCCACTTATCAAAGAGTTCTCTGAACCAGTTGGGTGTTTCGAAATCATCATCCACCGCAAAATACTCGCCAAACTTAACTTTATTGTTATCGCCATGAATAAGAATCAGTTGAGACGCATGTTCTAAATCTGATTCGTAGCACCCATAGCAATAGGTCTCATTGGTTAAGTCTGAATGGAAACTATCTACTTTGTCTTGGTCGAGGAATTCTCCACAACCAATACATTTGAAAAAAGTGTTTGTCATTATTCCTCCCAATATGTAACAAATGAATGTAAGTGCAGTCCCTCTACGATTCCACTTACGGTTTTTACAACACCGTTAGGTAATGTAATTTCAGTTTTCCAGTCACCCTCATTGGCAAGTTCAATCGCCTTCTTTGCTGGTGCTAGAAAATCAAGATGGATTGGCGGGTAATGATTACCTCGCAGATGCCATGTCAGCGCTTGGTCGAGTTGTATTGCACCCTCCTCGACTAAGTTAGAAAACTCTGATGCTTGAAGTGACCCCATTACGCAACCACCTTTCCAAATTCAACATTTCTAAAGCAAGATGCTCTGTAAGCAATCTCGCCAACTTGGTCGCAATAGACCCCTTCGATTGTGCCCTTGTCAGTCACAACACCCTTACGGACAAACTGACGGCTAACTGTGTATGTATCGTCCCAACCTAATTTGATTGAAACTCGATAACCATAACCAACTGGTAATTCAATCTCAACAGTTTCGCCTTGGTTATTTTTTGTAACACCAACACGACCACCTGAGATAGCAAAGATATTCATGCGACCAATTTGGTCAATAAGAACATCCTCGTCAAACGGACGACCTTCTTGCTTTGTCATTTTGTCTCCTCTCTAAGACAATCTGAGTATAACATAACTAGGGTTAGTTATTCCTATTTATTCTTACTCTTGAAACAGGAATTCCATTAGCCTCGGCATATTTCTTTTTGGCTTTAGCCAAGGCAGAACGCTTTTGCTTAGATTCAGCGCTAGTAACCAAAAAGGCAATTACATTCGCCCATTTCTGAGCATCCTCTTCGCTATCGCTTCCATAAGTTGCAATCCATTCAGCGGCGAGCAATAAATCGCCAGCATCGGCAACCTCAGGCACGACAATACCTTCGTGCAAGTATCTATCTACTGAGTCGTAATCAGCGCAGACTCGTTGCTCCCACTTAAAATCTTTTAGTTTTTTACCCATTACTTCAACCTCGCAATCTTCAAGGCGCTCTGAAATTCTTTTTCGAATTCCTCGGCATAACATTTAACGCAGATGCCCTTTTCAAAAACTTCGAATTCTTGCATGAAGGCACCGCAACCAACGCATTTCTTCATACCGTCCTCCTCTCGGACAGTTCCAGTATACCAAACTGGGGTTAGTAATGCAAAGCGTGATTATGCCTAAACCCGTGTCAAATCGTGGCGTGTCGGGTCGGGCTTGAGCGGGGCTGGCTCAACTTTAGGGATATTTCATAACCCCCGTTTGATATAATGGGTCTTAACTACGAGAGGAGTAGGTATGAAAAAGAGAGACCAAGCAGGAAAGGTCTATAAGGCTGAGGGTCTTGCTATGAGTGTCTATGCAGGTGGAAATCGCAAAGAAGAGATGACTCTGCAACAAGCCCAAAAGTTTGTAGATGCTGTACTCAAGAGAAGTTTCGTCCAGCGAAATTATCCTTTCAAGTTCCCAATCAAAGTTTTAGATGGCAGGGGTCGTCGCTCGGCTTGTGCCACTTTCCGTCATGGAGAGTTTGCAATCTGTCTACCAAAACACATGAGAAATAAATATGTGATTCTGCATGAGATTGCTCATCACATAAACAGAGGTCATGGACACCATGCCTATTTCACTACATGCCTTCTTGATTTAGTCAGGAATGTTTTAGGTAAGGAACAAGCCGATGCCCTTCAAGGTGCCTTTCACTTTACTGGAGTTAAGGTCAGAGGTAAGAACGGCGAGGTCAAAGCCCGACTACCAAAGTCTCGAGTTCAATGGTTGCAAGAAACCAAAGAACGATTTAAGAAAATTGAAACGGGTGAGATAAAGGTCTACACAGGTCTTGATGAATTAGTTGGGCGGAAAACCGCTTAGGCTAAACTTGAGCCATGAAAAAAGTTCAAGACATCCTAAGTCGCATGATTGCGGTCTTTTTGGTTGGCGCTTTGGGAACTTTAGGCGCTGGCGCTGTCTTTGGAGTTGATGAGGTTGTTGCTCTATCAATGGCTGGACTACTTGCAGTTGCTTCAGTCGCAGAGAGACTAGCCCGTGAATATCTTGATGATGGAAAATTAACGCTTGATGAAATCAACCACGCTTTTAATCCGTTAAGCAAAAATACCGACGGACTACCTACTCCTTCTCTCGACGAAGAGGGTAAGTCAAAATCCAAACGCCAAGGCTAATCAAAATAGCGTAGCCAACAATACCTTTCGCAGTTCCATCAAGAACAATCCAAGCAACGAACATTCCTAAGAGTGTCCAAAGTTGCCCAATGATGTCGTTAAAAAAGTCTTTCATGGGTTTCTCCTATATCCGACACCGCCAATGGTAGCGGTAGCCATAGTTGTAGTTGCGATATTGCCAACAATGGTTGCGGCAATAATCGTTTTAGTTGCTTCTTCTCTTTCTTCAGGTGACATGTCTGCACCAAGATTTCCAAGAGCAAAAACAAGTTGAGCAGGTGATTCAAAAATCGCTTGCAAAATTTCTGCTGGTGATTCTAAAAGTTGTAAAGCAACGGCGACCTCGGCTGTAATGATTACGGCATTTCCATTTTCATCTTCACGGGTCTCAACTGGAGTTGCTGGTGGTAGGTCTTCCAATGTCAATCCAGCATCAGCGAGCGCACTTACTGGAATGGCAGGGGCATCTTCAAATTGAGTTAGAACGGCTTCAACAACAATCTCTTTTTCAGCCTCAGTCATAACACCATCTTCCAAAACATTTTCAACCAAAGACTCAACCTCCTCAGAAGTGACATCTCCATCTTGTAGGATGTCATCTACTAAATCGGAGGTAGTTAATGTTTCAGAAACTTGTTCTGTCGGCTCTAATTCTTCTTGGGGCGTGGCTTCTTCTTCATTTGATTCAGAAGTAGGTTCATCTAATGGTGGTTGTTCAGGTATTTGATTTGTCGGGTCAGATTCCTCTTGGCTTTCGGAAGGTTCATCCTGAGGTTCTTCAGAAGGCTGAGGAGTTGGCTCAGGCTCGGGGGTCGGTTGAGGTTCAGGGGACGGTTCGGGTGTCACTTCAGGACTTGGACTTGGCTGAGGTTCAGGGGACGGAGTGGGAGTGGGTTGAGGCTGTGGGTCGGGAATCGGCGTTACCGAAGGGGTATCGATTGGACTCGGAGCAGGGCTTGGTTCAGGATTTGGTTCAGGTGACTGAGATGGAATTGGGGTAGGCGATGGCGAAGGTGTGGGTTCAGTTGTGGACGGCGAAGGTTGCGGGGTCGGTTCAGGTTGAGGAGTCGGAGTTACGGAAGGTTCAGGGCTTGGAGTCGGTAAAGGCGTTGGTTCCGATGTTGGTTGAGATTCGGGAGAAGGAGTGGGAGATGGTTCCGACGGTGTTGGTGAAGGAGTCGCCGTTGGTTCAGGTGTCGGACTTGGAGAAGGTTCAGGACTTGGCTCGGGCTGAGGAGTTGCTTGAGGTGTTGGAGCCGTGGAGGGACTAGGTTCAGGTGTTGGAGCAGGAGAACTTACAGAGACGGTAAAGATTGGTCCGTACCATCCAGCCCAAAAACCATTATCAATTCCCGAAACAATAATTGTTGTTTGACCCGAAGCCACAACGCTTACTGTTGTCTGCTCGATTGTATTTCCACTAAAACTTTGACCGTTAATTGAGACGCTCCAACTATCGGCAACAGGGGTACAACTTCCAATGCAGTTGGCGATGGTGTTATTGATTGCCACCGTCACGGTTGAGCCATCAGTTACATTTATTCGATTCGTGGCGCTTCCGCCTTGATAATCAAACTGAATCGAATCGCCCGAGATATTGCCGTTGGTCACCGATTGCCAAGTGTCATCAGCGCTCGCCGAGTCGGTAGGCAAAATCGTCCACCAAAAGGCAAGGCTACAAATTAGGAAAATACGCCAAATACGCAGGGCAAGACTCCTAGAACGGGGTCATCTAGGACACGATTGAGCCTATTGTACCAACCGTCAAATTCATGCTAAACTGGGGTTGTAAATACGAGAGGAGTTCTAATGAGCGTGACCAAGGAGTTTGCGGTCAAGATTGATACCGAGTTGTCATCTTGGCACGATAAGCGCTGGACAGTTAGTTACAAAATCGAGGATGCTCAAGACTCCATTAAATTTTATGAGAAGCATTATCCAAACCGAGTCGAAGAGATTCAAAAGCACAAAAACAAGGTTGCAGAGTTAAGCAAGGAATATGCACAAATTAAATTAGAGATTGCTAGGTTAGACGCAATCTACGACCAAGACCCTTGGACAAGAGCCTTCTTGGTAATTAACAGCAATGGGCATGTTCACAGTTCAATGGATTGTTCAACATGTTTTGCAACAACTAGATACCAATGGTTAATCCAGTACAGCAATGACGATGAGAAAACTATCGTGGAGGATGCTGGTCAAGATGCTTGCACAATCTGTTATCCAAGCGCTCCAGCCGAAGTCTTAAATCGTCCATCAAGAATTGTTACAGCAGACAAGGTAGCCAAAGCAAAAGCCAAGGCTGAGAGAGATGCAAAGCGTGAGGCGAGGATTGCCAAAGAAAAAGCCAACGCTCCTACAAAGAGCGGTGAGTTCTTGTACTTCCAAGACGGAAGATATACGCATGTAATCAAGACTGAGCGAACAGCAGTTTCAGAATGGTTAAACAACCAATACTGGATTTTGAATTCTAGTAACCCTGAATCACAGGAATCTAAAAAGCGAGTCAATGAAATTATCTGCCAAAACCTTGCAGAGAAGAACGGCGTGTCATTTGACCAGCAGTTGAAAATCTTGGAAAATAAGTACAAGAAGAGGGGGGAACGATGAAACAAGTTGAAGACTTGATGGCAAAGATAATTGCCGAGCAGAACGAGACACTTCACCCTGACCTAGTTCCATACTTGGAACAAAGTAGCGAGGGTTGGATGATGTTGCGCCATCCCCTTGTTTATCAAGTGCCATTCTTCTCAAACGGTAGCGCCAATGCTACTTATGCTCAAAAGAAGAAAGATGTCAAAGATGCTTTAGGTTCTTGGAACTATCAAAGATTTGTTTTCTTACATGAGCGTCCATACCGACTAGAAGCCTTCAAGAAAATTGAGAAGAAACTAGGCGATATGAGTTACTGGCAGATGATTACCTCGATATGGGTAGATACAGAAAATCAATACGCCTATCTCAAGGATTGGAAAAAGTTCCTTACCGCTGACCGTAAGTGGCGCCATGAAATGATGAATCAAGAGGATGACCAGTTATTGCGCTCGCTTCCTGAAGAGGTAACTATCTATCGAGGATGCCAAAAAGGATTAAACGAAAAAGGATTATCTTGGACACTAGATAAATCCAAAGCAGAATTTTTTGCTAATCGATTTAGCAAGAAAGGAATCATCCTAGAGAAGAAGATTCCAAAGTCAGAAATCGTGGCACTACTTACAGTCCGTGGTGAAACGGAAATTATATGGGGGGTTAAGTAATGAAATGTTACACATGCGGTAGCGAGTTCAGAATTACCTTCGTCAAAGGTAAACCTTATTGCTTTATCTGTGAGGCTGATGCTTCAATGGAGCAATACGGAATAGTTCGACAAATCAAAGAGAGGACAGCATGAACGAGACCAGTTATATCGAACGAGTATGTCTGAGAAAAGGAATCCGATTAAGCACCAAGGGCAAGCGATGGGCTGAAAATGCTGAGGGCATAGCCTTCGTTTTGTTTATCTTGTTTGCTTTTGCAGTTGTAGGGTCAATAGAGAGTGGGAAGTGGTTCGGATGAGGCTACTATCACGACTAACCCCAAAACAGCCTCTACGGGTCTCTGAAGGCTCATTAAGGGCTATCCGTAGGGCGCAACTGGAAAAGGCGCTCGCTGAGGAAGCCGATAAGCGCCGTGCGAGAAAAAAGGCTCGCATGTTCAGTTTGATTTCCAAACCCCAGTAGGATATAATTAAGTTGTTCCTGAGAGGAGGAATCATGACTCAAGTAGTTGAAGCCCCAGTTAAAAAATTGGGCAAGCGTGAGTGCGCTCGAATCTATAAAGAGGCTTACGCCGCTGGTCTTAAGGCTGGCAAAGAAGTTGGTGTCCCAAAGTTTATTGTTGGTGACGCAATCGGTTTGAGTAATGAAATCGATTTTACAAAGAAAACTTATGTCCTTGAGGGTCTTTGCGGATTCGCTTGGATAAACATTTCTCCAGCGAGAGGTGCTTTTGTGACTTACTTAAAGAGCATCAATGTTGGTGGTAAGGCTTATTACGGTGGTTACGAAATTTGGGTTCGGGAATTCGGACAGAGCGTAGACCGTAAAGAGGCTTTTGCTGGTGCCTTTGCTGAGGTTCTTAGAAAATACGGAATCAATGCAAGCGCTGGTAGCAGACTTGACTAAGTAAGAAAACTGAATTCATCCCGTCAGTCGCTTCTTAGATTGGCGGGGTGATTCTTATATCGCTCTAACCTTCCAGCGATATAGGTTAGTTAGGGTATTCTTTACACGGGTACCCAAGTTCGGTGGGGTTGATGCCAGTCGTGCGTCCGTCCTCTCTCAAGCACGATGTAAGTGCGCCCCCACCGAGCGCCCTAATATCCTTGACAGTCATTCATCTTGATGATGTACCCTAATTGCAGGTCGCAAAACACCTACTTCTAAAAGTGAGGTCAGTCCGATACTGGCAACATAGAAGCGTTACAACCAGTAACGAATAAATGTTCACTCCTAACAATGGAGGAATATGCGATTTTATGAGAACATTTTCAAACCTATTCCAAGTTTCATCTTCGTTCTTGGAATTATCATTATCAATCCGTTCCACATCCCGCCCGACCCAGTAGCAAGGGCTGAAGATAAGCCAGTTATTATGAAAGCAATACTGGTTGAACGGACACCTGAAGCGGCTAAAGAGTTCGCTAAGAATCGCCTTGATGATTACGGCTGGAAAAATCCTGTTGAGTGGGAGTGCCTCCTATCTCTTTGGACTAGAGAGTCGAATTGGCGTCCTGATGCTTACAATAAAAAAGCCGTGTATCAGAATGGCGAAAAACTTCACGCTGGCGGTATTCCACAGATACTCGGGCTTGACCCTGACTTATCAGTCGAGGAGCAAGTAACCCGTGGACTTGTTTATATCGAGCATCGCTATTCCAATCCTTGCTCGGCGTGGCGCTTTTGGGAAAGAAATTTTTGGTACTAACCTTCCTGAATGGAAGATGAAAAGAAGCCTTCAGTAATTGACGATGCGCTCGCCGAAATCGGGCGCATCGCTTTTATTGAACCCGCTATCTGTACAGGATGGGTTTTAGTTTCTGA